ATCGTGAATGCGAAAATCCACAAGAATTACCTGAAGAATGTAAAGGTGATAAAACCGTTGAAGAATGGCATAAAGAATACCTTACAGGCTACGGCGATTCTGTTGCAAATGGTGAATGTCTAATGAACAGATAGTATAAATAAAACTATATTGTGAGGACCTTATGGCATTATATGAAGATATAGTTTTATTTTGTAAGAGGGAATTAAATATCCCTTTGGATATTCTTATATCTGTAGAACAGGCAGATTTATCTGAAGATAGTGTTAAAGGCTGGGCAATTGATTCTGCAGAAGATGATGAATATGATATTGAAATTGATACAGGTCTTGGCTTCAAAGAAGCTATCTTAACAGTATGCCATGAAATGGTACACGTTCAACAATTACACGAAAACCGTGAGCTTGATGAAAATGAAGCTTACGAAAAAGAACAAATTTTATACAAAAAGTACATGAAAATTGTATAAATATTTGAAGTAGCTATCCACTACTCAAAAAAGGATACTTTTAAAATAAAATAAAGGAAAAAACATATGTTTAATAAACTTTTAGCCGCGGCGGCGGCCATGCTATTATCTGCAACTACGTTTGCTGGTATTAGCCTAACGGGAGAGTATGAGGGTACACTTGATTCACATGGTACGTACACTCAAGATATAGAAACTACTCTTAAAGGAACATCAGGCAATTCTGCAGTAACTGTAGTTCTTGATGAGGCTTTTGAGGTAGATGATCTATATGTAGAAACTACTGTTGGTGCTTTAACATTTAAATTAGGTGATTATTCTGGTTCTGACCCAGATGTTACTAAATTAGGTGTAACTGCAACAGTTGGTGATTACACAGTAGGATTAAATCAAGAATCAGGTGGTTCAACTACTATCGATGTTGGTGCTAACTTAGGTGGCATTGATGTAGATGTAACAAATATCACTAATGATTTACGTAAAACAACTGCAGCATACACAGTTGCTGGATTAGATTTGACAGTTAAACATCAAAAAGTTGGAGATGTTAATCAAATCCAATCAGATGTTTCAACAGTCATTGGCGCTGTAGAAGGTGTAGGTGGTATTACTATTACTGGTGATGTAAATCAAAATGCTGCAAGAGATGCATTTGAGGATGGTTCATACGGTGGTTCAGTTTCAAGAGCAATAGCTGGTTTAGGTACTCTGAAAGGAGAAGGTCATATTACATCAGCAGATGTTAAGACTTATAGCTTAGCAATTACTCGTGGTATATGGACTGCAGAATGGGAAAAAGCTGGAAGCGCAGATGGCGTAACTTCACTTAAAGCCGTTCTTACATTTTAAAAAAACAACCTTTTAAATTGTAATTCAAGGGGACTTATTTTTTAATAAGTCCCTTTTTACTATGTACATTTAAGTATAAATATGTTATAATAGTATTATGAATAAATCACAATATAGAATCCCACTTGGTAATGGTAAAACCAAAGTAACTTTATTTGAAAATTATTTAAAGTACAAATTTACCAATCCTGATTTATGGTGGATAGAAGATGAACCATTAAAAATCTATCCCGAATGTAAATTAAATTATAAAATAACTAATGAATAGGAGAAATTATGGATGGTTTAGATGAACATTATGGTCATAGAAAGTTGATGAGTGAATATTATAAAGATGATGGTAGTGTTGCAAAGATTTATCAAGTTATAAATGGAATGGACGGAGAACATTCATTTTTTTCAATAACATATAAAGATGCTGCAGGTTCTCGAATAACACATGAAGATTTTAAATTTAAATCTTTAAGATATGTTGAAGATGCTGCAGAAAACTGGACACTAGGAATTAAACAATTATTAACGGAGTAAGATATGTCAACTTTCGATTTTGGCTTCACACTTGTAGATGAAGATGAATTAGATGTTGCAAAAGAAGTAGCAGCATCAACAGCCTCAGCATCAAATGCACAAGATAGATTGGACAAATTGTTCAATGCTATTACACCTTTACTTAATAACCTTAAGGCTAATCCTGAAAAGGAATATATTAAATGGCCTAATAGAGTTGATAAAGTAGAAGCATTTGAAGGACAAATATTAAAAATATATAAAGGATAGCTGTTTACTTTTACAGTAAACTATGGTATAATATCTATATGGTTGGTAAAAAAATCATTAGGAATTATTAAATGAGAATGAGTGAAGAAGCAGTAGCAAAAATCAGAAAAGCATGTCAAGATGAAGTTGATGATGTAAAAGACTTAACCTGCTGGAGGGCTTCCGAAGACAAAGGTCGTAAACAATTCGCACAACAAATATTAAATCTTATTAGCATAGTTTATAAAAGGAAAACATCATGAATGAATGGACAAAAGATTTTATTAGGAAACATACAGCTAAAGGGTTACATAGATGGGCATTTTGGATTGAAGGAATAATAATTGGTATTATAATTGGAAATTTATTATGGTAAAACGTAGGATGACTGAAAAACAACGTAAAGCAGCTGCGGCTAATCTAGCCAAAGCAAGAGCAGCTAAAAAGCCAGCTACATATAAAAATATAGCCCCAAACGTATTAGCATTGGAAGATGATAATGGTTTATCTGTCGTTAGCATAAAACGTTATTTAAAGGCCTCTAAGGACAAAATAAGTGACCTGAGGAAGGCTGTCGGACGAAAAGAACGTGGTGCCTTAGCTAAGCTAGTTTCTGTTCAAGCTTATGTGAGAGGGCTGAATCAATACTTACGTGATGGTATGTACCCTTTTGATTTTTATGGTGAGAATGAAGAATTTAAATTATACCATAAAATAATTGCAAATGCATATGATGAAAATGGTGAGATGAAACCTGATCCTGAATTACAAAGATTAATTGATATAGATAAAGGGTACGTAGAAGATGACTGGTGAAGAATTAAATAAAAAAACATTTTCAAGATTAGTAGAAACATACGTAAGAACACATAAGGATTGTCCTTATATGGATGCTATTATAGATGTTTGTGAAAATAATGAAATTGATTTAAGAGATTCCAAAAAATTAATCTCAAAAGAAATAGTTGAACATGTTGAATTTGAAGCTAGAGAACTTAATTTATTACAAGGTGGTAATCCAACACATGTTTTACCCCAATAAAAATGACAGGATATGAAGCATTTATATTACATCACGCTATTAACCTCCATTTCAATGGAACTTATGATTGTTTTAAGTATAATTTCAAGACAAATATAACTGAAAAAACATATTGGAAAAGACCAGATAAATTTCAGTTAACTAAAATAGGAAAAAGATTTAAAAATAGAGATGATATAATTTTGTACTTTGCCTCACATCAAGTAGCTGGGAATAGATTTACAGGTGATATGGTAAGAGATGAAGAAACATATACAAAGTTTTTAAAGCGTATAGATAGTATATCATATTTGTTTAAAAATGAATTACAAGAAATTTCAGATGATGGGTTTGATTCACTTTTGGAAATAGAAGAAACATATCCAAGAATTATTCATCATTATTTGGAAGACACAGTGTCTTTAGAGACAGTGTGTATAATAAATAGATTGACAGGTTTTATTGAGTCAATTAATAAACAAATCACGGAGACAATTATGTGGCCGGATTTGTATAACAAGATAACTAATTATCAATCTTTTTTAAAGTTTGATGATAGTAAAATGAAAAAGATTATATTAGATGTCTTTATATAATGATACAAAGCAAACTAAATATAAATTAATATAAATTTTTAAAGGAGAAATACAATGAGTTTTGCAGACTTAAAAGCTAAAGCTAATGATATGTCAGCATTAGTTGGTGCAGCTGAAAGCGCCACACAAAAACAATCATACGGTGATGATCGTATGTGGAAACCCACAGTAGATAAAGCAGGTAACGGATATGCCGTTATTCGGTTCTTACCTACGGTCGAAGGTGATGACTTACCTTGGGCTAAATATTGGGACCATTTCTTTCAAGGACCAACTGGTCAATGGTATGTAGAGAAATCTTTAACTACCATTGGTAAGGACGATCCTGTTTCCGAAATGAATTCTAAACTATGGAATACAGGCTTTGAAGCCGATAAAGATACTGCACGTAAACGTAAGCGTAGACTACATTATGTGTCAAATATCTATATTGTTTCTGACCCTGAAAGTCCAGAAAATAATGGCAAGGTATTCTTATATACTTATGGTGCTAAAATCTTTGAGAAGATTATGAATAGCATGCAACCTCAGTATGAAGATGAAACTGCTATTAATCCATTTGACTTATGGAAGGGAGCTAACTTTAAAATGAAGATTGCTCAAGTTGCGGGATTCCGTAATTATGACCGTTCTGAATTTGGTAAGACTGAAGCTCTTCATACAGATGATAGTGTGTTGGAAGGTATTTATAACCAACAGCATTCTATTCAGGAGTTTACTGACCCATCAACATATAAGACTTATAGTGAGCTTAACCTTAAGTTAACTAGAGTTTTAGGTGAGGATGCTGGAACTTCTCAAGAGAAATCAGCAATGGCAGATTCAGTTGATGATTCTCCATTTAATGATGGACCATCTGTTTCAGATCCAGTTGCGGTAGCAGCTGACCCAGTTCAACGAGCTGAGGCTGAAGATGATACAATGAGTTATTTTGCTAAATTAGCAGCTGAAGCTTAAATCTTTATGAACCCCTCGAAAGAGGGGTTTTTATTACCAACTCCAAACTTCTCCGG